TCCCTCGCGCATGCACGAAGTAGTCGTTAATTATAAATTAACTCCTAACTATAGTCGGGTTTCCACAAAACGAGAATCGACACCCCCGAAATCCAAGAAGAAAAAAACGAAGCATCCATTGCCCGAAGATTTCGATCCACCCCGTGAGATTTCTGAGGCGGCTGGACTCGACCACGATCGGGCGGTATCTGCGTTCAAAGATTGGGCGGTATCCAAGGGACATACCTATGCTGATTGGAACGCGACTTATCGGAATGCTTGTCGGTCTTGGTTGGCGGATAAGTTTCCAGGTGCAAGGAATACAACCTCGATCATCGAGAAAGTCATCTGATGGATTTCCACATAGCAGAAAAGGCAGTAATCTCAGCCTGTCTTCGCGATGAATCGGGTAGCTCGGCATCGAAAGCGATTGAGCAATTAGTCTCCGAGGATTTCGTAACCCCGGTACATACGAGAATATTCGATCTAATCATTGAACATTCTCCAATGAATGAAATCGATGTTGCGATTCACTCGCCCGCAGATTCATCCGATGCGATAGAAATCGCAAACTCCTATGGTGGTGGTTCTATTGATCGATACATCGACATCCTCGTGGAAGCACGGAACCTCAGAAGCGTGGACCGTGCAATCATGGAAGCACAGGACGAAGTCAAACGAGGAAAGAGTGCGGAGGAAATCGCTGGAGGATTCAATACGAGAGTAGCCAAGGCGTTAGTCAAAGGGCGCGGACAAGTGAGGGTAGGGACTGCGGCTAACGAAGCCTATGCAGAATTTCTCAACATCGATGCTGGAGATTCGTCAGCAGTAAGTACGGGATTCAATAAGCTCGACCTCATCCTTGGCGGTGGATTCCGTCCAGGTGCGCTTTATGTTATGGCGGCTCGTCCGGGAGTAGGGAAGTCAGCCTTCGCGGTTCAGCTTTCTCATAGAATCGCAAAGCATGGACTGAGGGTAGCGTATGCATCCCTCGAAATGGGAGCCGCAGAATGTAGTGGACGATTACTCTCGCACGATAGTGGCGTTGCCCGCCCAAGGCAGAAGGGTGATCTCACAAATGAAGATAGGAAGAAGCTCGAAGAATCAAAGAATCGAATGCGAGGTTGGCCAATTACCTTCAAGGATGATTCTTCTGCTACGGTGGATTCGTTCCGTGCCTTTCTCGCTCAAGAGGTTATCCAAGGACAAGTCGGACTCGCGGTGATCGATTACATGCAACTACTCTCTGCACCTGGACATGACTCTCGCGTCCAAGAAGTTTCTCATATTTCGAGGGTCCTCAAGCAGACAAGTATGGAACTAGATGTTCCGATTCTCGCCCTCAGCCAACTCAATAGGGCGTTGGAATCTCAGAATCGTAAGCCAGCAATCTCCGACCTTCGAGAAAGTGGATCCATCGAACAGGATGCCGACTGCGTATTTCTCCTTTCTCGTGATGAGGATGACGGTAACCCAAGGAAGATTCATTTCAATGTCGCAAAGAATCGTAACGGGGAATCAATGGCCACGAAGATGGACTTCTATCCCGCGAGCGGACGATTCAACCTTTCTCCTCCAAAACCAGTGCTAAATGACGATAAACCAATCAAGAAGGCATTATGGTAACTACATACGGACACAAAAGACCCCCTCTCGTTGCCAAGAAGGGGTCTAGGATTGATTTTGATGATTAGGATGATAAAACTATCGCGGAAGAAAACAAAACGATTTTAAATAGGGGTACGGGGTTAGGGAGTTACGCGATCTTTCTTCTTAATCCTAAGATTGTTTATCAATCTTGCTAAGTATATAATCCAATCGTCCGTATTTTCTGTTCTTTCTCCTGATGGCACAAACTCAACAATCCCATCCATGTGGACCACAAAGTGATCTTCATATCCGTAAACTGTAAGACCTACGGGACTACTTTTCGTGAATCTATTGGGCAAGTCTTCGATTGTAATCATAGAAACTTTACAACCCGCGGAAGTAGCAAGAAGTGCAATTGCCGTTTGCGTTGCGCTAAATTCATATTCTTCGCTCATATCGTTTTGTCCTTTCTCTTGTTCCACCACGCCAAAACACGAGGTGCTAATTTCATTGCCAGGAATACCATCAGGCCAAGCGCGAGACGCGGGACCATGTCGTTGTCTTTCTCTTTGCTCATCCCTCACCCCCGTCTACCTTGGCGAGAACCTCGCGGAGTTTGTCGCGTTCCAAGTCTGCGCCACTATCTCCGCTGTTGATTAAGTGGGTAAGGCATTTCTCAAACTCCTTGCATTGCGCTAGAAGATCCGGAGCCGCCGCGATCAAACGCGCGTTGGCGTGATGCACTTCTTTAGCAATTGATTTGCCATCCTTAGACGCAATATGTCGATTCACATCTTTGTGCGATTGATAGGTATACCAAGGTCCTGGCGTGAATGTGGCGTGTTTCTCTTCTGTTAGGTTCATCGTTATGCGTTCTCCTTGGTTTGCTGTTCAGCTAAAACAACTTGTGCGGTATATTTCGCCCTTTCTGCTAGAAAGTACTCTTCGCTAAACTCATCGCCATCAGCGCGTGCTTGTCTTAACTCCGCCTCAATATCTTTAAGCGCTTCAATCGCTTGCAAGTATGTATTATTATTAATCGTTTTCATCGTTTTTCTCCTTTTGTATTTAGTTGAATTGTAATTCTGTTTGCCTTACTCGTTTACGCACTACGCGGGCCGTTTCACGGCCTCCGTTTCTCGTATCGCGTTTCCTTTGTTCTCTTTGCTTGCGGGCTTTCTCGCCAATCGCGAGTAGCTCGGACAATGCTTGCGGGAAAATGTCGCTTGCGTGCTTCATGCGTTCTCCTCGTAGTAGGTGTTACCGTCATGGCGCTCCTTTGTCGCAATGTGGCCTATATGGTTTACATAATGCTCGGGCGGACCGTAGCAATAGGTATTATCGTGAACGGTTACGGACCATATTTGATTATCATCATAATCATGATCTTTTGCATCTTCCCAGCTATCAAAATAATCACCGGAGGGTTTGCGTATTTCTTCAAATGGAAATTCCTGCTTCATGCGTTCTCCTTGATAGGTTTCTCGATTAATTCGTAATCATTGGCTTTGACATAGTCGCGAACAAGTTGATGCGCTGTTGAGTCTAGCGAAACAATCATGCATTCGCTCTCCTTGTTCTCGAAATGGATTGTTAATTCAATTAGTTCGTAGTTCATGCGAGTTTCTCCTTTATTGCTTTGATGATATCAGCGAATGAATTGGACGAGATGAGCAAATCCGCGTTCCATCCGCTTTGATCATACTCCTTCTGCTCTTGATCATATTCGTATTGGAATAAGCTATACCTAATAAATGGCTTTGATGGATCACCAAGGAATCCGCTATTCATCTCTTTCTGATAATCGACATGCAGATTTAATCCGCATTTCTCATGCTCAAAAAATGGACATTCATCGTTCTTCCATGAGATATCATCAAATCCTAGTTCCTCTAATTCATCCAAGCGGAAATCACTTGGCGCAATCCAGTCGGGATGTTCTTCTTTGTAGCTCATTTCTCTTATCTCCTTTGATCTAATTGGCTAAGATTGTTTAATATGTTCGATAATTTCATCTAATTCGACAATTGCGTCTTTAGTTTGACTCAACGCCTTCATAGCTCCGTCACATACTTGCCAATCTTCATGCTTTTGGAATACGCCTTTGATGCGTTCCCTTAGATCAAACAAGTCGTTCTTGATGTTCTTAACTTGTGCAACAGCGATAAGCTTGTCGTATTTATCCCTTGTCTTGTCTTTATATACATCAAATGTACCAACAGGTTTATTTCGGTTGTCTCTAACTTCCCAAAGAGAATGGGATTTGCGAGGTGATCTTCTGGATGGTTCGATTAATATGGTTTCTTTCATTTCTATTATCTCCTTTGTATTAATTGTGTTAATTTGATCCATGCCCCCACGATCAAGTAGGGACCCCAAAATATTGCGAGTAATTGTATAAATGCTGTCATTGCTTATTCCTTAATGAAGACAGTTTGAGTACATGGGAAAGTGAACACATACCCATGATCCGTTCCGCCATAAGTCATGCGCGATATATCCCAATCGAGTTTGTTTTTCTCAATAAGAGCTTTAACCGCGGTAAAGTGTAACTTTTCATTACTCAATGCGTGATCGTATGAAATAACCGCGGAATGTCCGTTGCATGTCCACGCTTTAATCCGTGATGGTTTATGGTTAGTTGCGCCAAGATACTTAGTTTGTATAGCTATCATTGTTTTATTTATTCAAAGATTCGTAACCTCTTAGGACATTTGATCTTTGGCACATATAAGTATCGAGCCAAAGGAATTGATTTTCTGTAAATATTCCATGTCGATAAAGACGCTCAAAGCTTTCCTCTAATCTCATAAGAGCTTCCATGTCTTTGACTTTAGCTATTCTTTCAAGCGCTGTTTGGTAATTGGTATCTATCATCGTAATCCTTTTTGTATGAATCCGCTTCATTGCGAATCTGAAAACTACCCTAAACTACAAAAGGCGCAAAAACAAGAAAAACTTTACACGAATCAACACTTTCTGCCCTTGCCCCCATAAACACTAGCGTTACACCCTACGCGATACGCGGATCAAATGCCATTTCATGGCAAAGGATCAAACGATTTGTGCAAGCTTGAGAGCAATACAGTCCGCGAACCAAGACGCGAATCAAGGGAATGATGGCGATGCGATTGCGAGC